GGAATCTAGCGGCTGAGTCCAAGCAGCGGACTGTGGAAAACTTGGCTATGATTGCCACCCTGGCCAGGTATTACATAGCTACTCAACCCCAGACAGGTTACCTCCGGTCGAAAGGTACGCTTATCTGGCAAAACGCGGAGATTGTTCACGATGGAGATATAACATTCTCCATACGCAACCAAAATGATATCGGGTTCACCGGGGTGACGGCGATCATGGTTGTGCGAATGGACGCCATTGCCGGGTATAGCGATACCTATGAGCTCAAGATTGACAAGGATAATCCAACAACCAAGCTATCAACCCACTTCGCTGAAGCTGTCCGGTCTTTCACCGTCACCATCTATCCCCAATACAGTGTTCACGAAATCCTGAGAGACGAGATCGAAAAGAAAGGCGTTTAATCATGCCAACTATTACCGGCGATTTGAGGCTCGTAACCCAAATCCCCGCAGGCGCCACTCACTTGCATATCCATGCTCCCCAAACCCGGGTTACCGGCAGCACAGTAATCCTCACCGACCCCGATATCATTCAGGTAAAACCCGATGGCACCTTCACTACCACCATTGAGCCTGGTGAAGCTATCTGCATACCCGCCTACTCCGGTACTATGGGGCTCCCAATTCCCATTCTTGTGAAACCGGAAACCACAACTTTCGCCGAAGCCGTACGGAACGCCGGGAATCTCACCGCCGACGAGCGTGATTCCGTCATCAACATGTACCACGAAATCGTGGCATCTCAACAAGCCGCAGCAGCCGCCGCCAGCCGTGCCGGGGCGAAAGCCACCGAAGCCGCCACTCACGCTCAAGCGGCAGCGAAATCCGCCACCGAAGCAGCAGCGGCTATCCCCCCGGCAACCGCCACAACCCAAGGCAAAATCCGCCTAGCAGGAGACCTCACCGGCACCGCCGAAAACCCAAAAATTATTACGGCAGGCAATGCGGCGTGGAGTGTTAACGCCGAGCCGGGCTCTGTTAAAGAGGGGTTCGTCAAGACCAAATCTGACGGCCAAATCCATATCCATCCCGGCTTAATCACCCAATCATGGCATGCGGCTAGCAAAGGATATGTTGACGACCAGATAAGTACCAGGGCGCCAGTGGGCCATACCCACAATCTGAGTACTATCAATGGAGTGCCGGATAAGGCAACCCCAGTAGTCGATACTGAAGGTGTGACTACGATCATGACCAGGGACAACACTGGGCGCTCTGAAGTCGCTGATCCGATTGATCCGAAAGACATTGCGAATAAGCAATACGTTGATCGTGAGATGTCCAAATTGGCCTACATTACGGAAGCAGTCTCTCTGACTGGCCACGTCACTGCCCGTAGGCTGGGGCGTTGGGTTTTTATCAATGTTCGAGACGCCCCAATAGGCCATAAAGGCGAACTGCCTGAAAAATTCCACCCCGTAGATGACATAGACTTCTTCCTCACCGTACCCAATCGCCGCGGATACCCTGGCTTCTGTAATATCCTCGCCAATGGCAGTGTCGAAATCGGCTTTTCAGGAGATACCAGCAGTTCCGATCGTGGATTCGGATGCGCTACCTACCTCGCAAAACTCTAGCCCAGACAGAAAGGCTCATTACTCATGTCATTGCAAGATCTTAAAACCAGCGCCCAATCCCTCACCATGGAGGAATGGGTGGAGTTCCTCGGCTGGTGTGTGGCTGAGGAGCGGCCGCGCCGGGAGACGCTACAAGCCCAGGAAGAAGCACGCACCCGGCTCATCATGCACCTGCGTGAGCTAGGGGAAATCCCCGCCCCCGACGCACTACGGGAACCACCACGGCATGTGGAAGACGCCCCCGAGTGGCAGCACCCCAAGAGTGAACCACAAAACTGCTACATCCAGGGCGATATCATCCAGTACGAGGGCAACCTCTACAAGAGCGTATACCCACATCTGAACTGTTCGGCCCCCGGCGTTGATGGTAAATGGTTACGCATCGAGCCTGCACCGGAGCCAGCCACACCACCGGAAGAGCCCCAATAAACAAACCCCCATCAAACCCTGGAACGCCCTGTTGCTTGGGCGCGCCGGGGTTTTTGCGTGGGCGCAATCTAAATGAAGAAGGAGAAAGTAATATGACTACAATGCCTGTTGAAGCGGGCTTTTACGTGACCAGCGGTTTCGGCCCGCGGGAGGGGGGTGAGTTCCACTACGGTACGGATTTCGGCCGTGATGGTGGCAGCGGCAATCACTTGGTTTTCGCTATCCGGCCGGGTACTGTGCAGTATGCTGGCCCCGCGTCGGGTTTCGGCGAGTGGGTGACGATTGACCATCCGGCTGATGTGGGCGGCGGCTATAGTGTGTACGGGCATGTGATCCCCGAGGTGGCGGCTGGCCAGTGGGTAGGGGAGGGGCAGCGGATTGCCCGCATCAACCCTAACCCCGCGACAAACGGGGGTTTCCCACCACACCTACACTTGGAGTTTCACCGGTTTGTGTGGGCACCGCCCGGCCCTGACCGTATCGACCCCATGAGCATCCTTGCGGGCGCCCCCTACCCGGATAGTGGGGCAGTGGCGGCGTCCGCGTCCTTTGGTGATCCGCTGTTTGGCGTGGATGTGAGCGAGCATCAGGATGGTATGATCCTCCAGCAAGCAGCCCGTGAAGGTATTAGCTTCGCCATTATCCGCACCACGGATGGCACTTACCAGGATCGCTGCTACCGCAGCCACCTGGATGACGCTGAAGCCGCCGGTATGCTCACCGCCGCCTACCACTACCTGCGGAACCCTTCCGAGGGCACCAGTATCCAGGAGCAGGTGGACGCCTCACTAGCGGTGATGGGGGACGCCATTCGCCCTATGTGGCTTGACGTTGAGACCGAGGCAGGACTCTCGGCGGAGCACATCCGTGCTGCTAAACAGTGCTTTGAGGCTGCTGGGGTGCGGGTGTGCGGCGTGTACTCCTACGTGCCCTACTGGGAACGCAGGATCACCGAAGGGGAGCCGGACAGCGGCGAATTCGGGGCTCTCTGGGTGGCGGCCTATGGGCAAAACCGCCAGGGTGACCCCAGCCTCATCTACCCCGGCAACACGCACCCACAGTGGGATTACCCGCTGGGCAACCAAAAGCCCCGGATTTGGCAATACGGGTCCAACGCTTTGGTGGCGGGCTTCGCTGTGGATATTAATGCTTTCCGCGGCACCCGCGATGAATTGCGTGCAATTTTTTACGGGGGCGCTACGCCCCCAAACCAACCAACCAAGGAGGATTTTCTCATGGCACTCACCGACGCCGAACAACGCGAGCTCCTACAGCTCACCCGAGACATCGCAACCCAACTCCAAGGCCCCCGGCAGGAAGACCTGCCTGACGGACAGAAAAACCCCGCAGGCGGCCGCGGCTGGCCGCAACTTGGTGCAACCCCCACCGGCCAATACCGCACACTCGTTGATGGGCTCAGCGAAACCCAAGCCGACGTAAAAGCCTTGCTAGCCTGGGCTGCTGCCCAAAGCGGCACCAGCATCGAGGCCATCAAGAACCACTATGCGGCCACGCAGGAAGGAAAATAATCATGTGGACATGGAAGTTCTGGGCTGATGCATTTGACCGTGCTTTTCGGACTTTCGCACAAGTAATTATCCCAGCTCTTTCTACTGCCGCGGCGCTCCATATTGATTGGCGCGCAACGCTTACCCTGGCGGCTCATGCATCTATCCTTTCGGTGCTGACTTCGGTCGCTTTCTCGGGAGTCGGGCCGAAAGGCACTGCCGCCATCATCACCCCAGGCACTCATACCGGCGGTGAACATGCGGCATGAGTGACAACATCATCACCCTCATGAATGCGGTAGATGCGCTCATCCGCAGCCTTGACCCAGTGCTAGTAGCAGCAGTCATCGACGCGGCATCAGCATTATCTTCCTAACCAGATCGGAGGAACCATGGGGCCCATAGATTTTATTAAAATCATATCTACCGTGGCCCCTGTCAGTCGGGGGTTCTGGGCAGCGCTCTGGGAATGGGTGAGCCCCACAGAGGCCGTAGGCCTGGCGCTCATTGGTGCCGCTGGTACCTGGTACAAAATTTTCACCGACCGCAAAATGGCCGAGCTGCGGGCTGAGGTGGATTGGGCTAAGGCCGATGCCGAGAAAGACGCCGCCAAGGCCGCCGCTCTAGAGCGCAAAGCCGAGGCTATAGATAAAGCATCACAAGAGCTGAGGGAATGGCTTACCACCCGGGTATCGGTGCTGGAAGCCAAGGTGGAGGAAATGCAGCACGAGCGGGAGGCCTATCTTCGAGTAGCAGCCGCCTTCTTCGATGTTCTCGATGACTACCCTGACCCGCCCGGCCCACCCAGAATATCCGCCCACGTTGCCAGCTACATCGGCTGGACAAACACCGACCCCAAACCCCAACCCCCCAACACCTAAAACCCCCAACCCCCGCCCGGCGCGCCGCTTAGCCCGGGTGGGGGACTTTCTCTATTTGTGCCCTTCCGCTATGGCACCCATGTTCGATTGTGCACTCGAAATGCCCCACCATTTTCCAGTCGAACACCTATTCGCCCCAGGCGGCCAGAGTGTCGTCCCTCCCTACTTTGGGCGTGGCATGATCCCACGACAATCCCACGACA